AAGTGCATTCGACCTTTTAACATTATATTTATACTTTTTGATAATTAAAATTATTATAATTTATTATTTATAAAAACAAGGAACGAATGCAAAGCGTTGATTTTCAGAGGTACCTTGTCATACAAAATCTCCAGGGAATAGGTCATCAATAATCAAAAAAAATTGCACTTGCAAGCAAGCACAATTTCTTTCGCTCATTGATGCCCTCGATAAGGGCTAACGCCTCACAGCGAGGGCATCAAGAAACTTGTCACTACGGCACATGTGCGATCAGCTGGGGCATGGATACACCGGCGTGCAGTTGCCGCCTGAGTTCCAGCGGCCGCAGGAGCGGCCGCTTCTTGGGTTACGAGCGGCCTTGCGGCCGTGGTTGTCGTGGCGGAATAGGGGAGAGAGCGCACGCGGGCGAGTCGGATTACAGTAGTCCGTTTACAAACTGACGAAACGAGACGAACCGAAGACGTGTCCTTAATCTCTCTTGTCTGTCGCCGTTCCACCTCCAAGTGATGGATAGCACTACAAGAAGAAAGGAGGTAGATGGCGACTAATCCAGCGATTACGAGCGGCGCAACAACTTTAACCCATTTAGGGGCGGACTTAAGCCACGAAGAAAGTAATTCAATCACTTTTTCCATTTGTCAATAAATTTTGATAATAGTTTGTAAGGTAAATAAATACACACTGCAAACAAAGCGACAAGCATTATCCAAAATCCCATAACGATAATATTTTTCGCAATATAAGCAGATTCTATAACTTCAACAAGCGTTTGCCAGTTTTTGTAAGCCAGTTCTTTGCAGTAGATATGCCATTATCAACTCTCCGAGCGAATTCTCCCGTAGTCTTAAATAGCAATTCACAGAAATTCTTTGGAGCGGCAATACCAGTATTACGAGAAACTTCATTTGTCAACTCCTTTTGGAAATTATCCAAAGAAATAGAAGTGCCTTGATTACGTGCAAGAACAGACTGAGCGGCAACCATAAGAGGACGCATCTTCTCCGTGGCTATCTGAGCGGCTATTAAGTCATTTGTAACCTCAAGATTAGACTGTTTGAGAACCTCTGTAGCGGCTTGCTTTTCCTTCAAAGACGCAGACGCAAGAACATCTGAAATTTCAGCTTCTGTAAGCAAAGTCTTAATAGTGTTCAATTGTTCCTGAGAAGACATCAAAGCCCATTGATACTGAGCAGTAGTTATAGCGGCGGAAGTGTTAAGAATATCCATTTCACCTTTACGAAGGTTTTGATCAAAAATCTGAGGTGAGTACGCATTTTGAATATTCTTACCAGTAGCGGCGGCGCGGAAATCATCCGCCTGAGCATTAAGAAGGTCAATCTCTGAAGGCAACTTTGCCATTCCAAAGACCAAATTAAGCAAGGAAGAAGGGTCAGCAGGGGCAACAACACCGGAGGCAGTATCGCCAGAAGGACCATTAGACGCAACCGAAGCAGAAGCAGCAGGAGTAGCACCACGACCATACATTAACGCAGGATTCAATCCAGCATCCTGATACTGACGAACCTGAGCCTGAGGACTCTGATACTGTGTATAAAAATCCTCTTGCCACTGACGCGCCTTCTGAGCCTCAGCAGACTGAAATTCACGGTTGATTTGAGCCTGATTTGCGGAGAAATCCTGAGCAGCTCGTTCGGCCTTAGTCTGACCACGGCCAGTTATGCGATTCCAAAGACTTTCGACACCTTTCCAAAGACCGCCTAAACCTTTACCGATATTGCGGAAAAGGCCTTTATTATTTTCTACAGAACTATGATATTCTACTTTCATAACAAATTGATTTATTGTTATGTGTCAAAGCGCACTATATTATCAAGTATATATAGTGCGCTTCGATGTTCGTTCTAGAGAACATCGTCTTTTGAAGATGACACGGATTTAGCAGCGGCAGCAGCGGCGGCAGCAGCAGCGGCGGCAGCGTCAGCCTTAGACTTAGCAGCCTTACCGGCAGCTAGAATTGCACGCTGAGCGTCTATAGCCTCAAAGGCATCTGAAACACGACCAGTTATAGCGTTAGGCTCTTCAATGGAATTAAAATCAGCGACAACGCCAGTATCTTGAACAGTGTTTGTCTCAATAGCCTTATTCAAGTCGGTGGCGAGAGAAGGAACGTGCTCTTGAACGTCACGAACTTTGTCGAAATTACATATTTGTATCATAATTCAAAGTAAATTTATCAAATTACATAGTAAAATCCAAGGGGACAAAGCCCCTTGGAATGAACAAGATTAAAGACGACGACCACCAGTTGGAACGGTTTCAATGTGTGTGTTATGAGGGTCGCCTAAAGTAGGTATAGTGTAAGAGGAAAGAACTGAAGTCTTGCGATACTGGAAGAAAATATCAGCCCAAGCACCATAAGAAGAAGGCAACGCACTAGATGAGGCGGCAACATCATCAAGATAGTCAACTGGAATCTCCAAGAACGAGGCACCAAGGGCAGTATTAGGAAGAGTACCAAAAGAACGCTTAAGAGCAAAAGAAGAAAGCGATTGACCATCACAGAGGCCACCGTGAACTTCATCCTCCATAAATTTATACTCTGCGAAACGCTGAGTATAGCCGAAAGTTTCCATAGCATCCATCGTATTACCATCTACACCAACATTAGCCAACTCAGCCTTATAAATAGGTTGGTCGCCAACGCCCTGAAGCAGAGGAAAAGCAAAATCACCAATCTGTAAACGGAAGAAATCACGGTTAACGCCAGTCGCATAAACAGCGTCAGGAACGATAGAACCGATAACCATAAGGTAACCGAATTCAGTGACGGAAAAATCACCAACAAGGGAAGATTTATCAGAACCGATAGGGGCAGAATACTTAGAACCTACAGAAGAGAAAGGGTTCGGGGCACCATCACCGACAACATCACCCATATTGTTAGTCTGATAGACCGAATGATTATAAATAACACTCGAAGAACTACCTAAATAGATAGCTCGCTGAGTAACAGCATCTGAAGGCATAACACCGAAATGAGCCTTAATTTGGTCAGCATATCTATTGCCGGCAATATTATTACGCTCCAACCACTGTTGTAAAGAATTGGCAGCACGAAGAGAAGCAATAGTAAAAGAACCAGAATTATCAGCAACATCAAAAGACAAAGAAGCACCTGTACCGGCTTGTGGAAGAGGTGTGGCGTTTGTAAAATAGTCACGAGCCCAATTACGCTGACGAAGACTGAAAAGGTCAACACCATCGGCGAATTTCGTTGCAGTGCCATAGGTAAAGGAATCACCATTTACACCCTGATAAGGAAGATTAGCAACAGAAATAGCACCAACGGAAGAATTAACTGGCACAGCCTCGTCAAATACTGGCTTCTGAATGCGAGAGTCACGGTACCAATCATCGTAAATCTTATGATAAGCCACAAAGCGCAATATATTATTAATACGCTGACGAGTATTTACAGTACCTTTATAACCGAGATAATCAGCAAGGGAAGCACGACCAAGAATAGAAGCATTTTCAGCAGGGACAACACAAAACGGAAGAATCGAGCCAACAGAAACAGCGGAAGGAGCATTGTTACCAGTAGGCGAAGTCATAAACTTTTGCCAACCGCCGTAAAGAAGGCGACAAGGCACAAAAAAAGCCTCCATTTTGAAACGAACACGACCGTAGAAATCAGTCGCCATAGGAGGCAACTGAATCTCGAAAGCAGAACCGACACTTACCCTATCACCAGGGATAAGGAGGTCTGTCATAACTGGCACGAGCTGACCACACTTAAGTGTGAGCATATTCTCGTGCGACAAGTCGAAACCAGAACGATTAGGAACTTGTATCGGCGTAGAGCCGAATAAATTACGATTTGCCATATAAATTAGAAATTAAATTTGGGATTTGTCATAACTTTCTCCTAAAGTCTTTCGTATCTCTCTTTCTTTGCATAGTCTTTCGCTATCATTTTGCAAATCAAGTATATGAATGGCTTCAGATAAAGTGCAATTCCTTTCGGATTGTATTCTTTCCAGTGCACAATCACGAAATTTGTCAGACTCCGAATATAAATAATCAGCAACTTTATGCGATAAACGAGTTTTTTCACCATAAATCTTTGTCTTAAAATATCTTGGCATCTTGTAGCCAAATTTTCCAATATAAACACGAGAACGGTCGCCAACACGCTGATAATAACGGTCTAAGCGAGGGTTAATAGAACAATCAGCAGCGAGGTGATAATCTTTCATACGTTCTACATATGATAAACCAAAACCTTTGCTTACAAGGTGAAAAGTAGGCTTAACAATGCCCTGTACTTCATAAGGATTCTTGAAGAAACCTTTGGAGCAATATTTGGCAACGTAACGGGAAGCAGCACCACAATTATGTGCAGAAATCAACTTGGAAGTCGTAAAGCCAAACGACTTATTCCAGTCAGAAAGCAATAAACGAAATTCAATATCATCAACGCCGAAAATAACGCCGTGATAATGAGGTCTTAGAGTGCGAGGGCCATACTCAGACGTTATGAAATATTTAATGCCTTCCTTCGCTTTACCTTCCGATCGAGATAACCTCGTGCGAAACCTCTTAATCCAATCTTGCACGTGTGACTTACAAACCGACTGATATAACAAACCGCTGTCACTATCGCAAACAAGAGGCACGCAATCGTTATTGTAAGTGAGAGTAAAAAAGTAACCATATCCGTAATTTCTAAATTCTTCTTGAATACGAATAGACCAAGAATTCTGATAGTCACGCAAGCATTGAAAGCACTTACCACAAGGAACCGCAACACGGCGGATTCCTCCAGTCGCGTTGGGTTCACTAATTGTAATGGTAAGAGGATTGTAACACATATATTAACTAACTATCAAAATAGTTCAACAAAACGAGGCTCGAACAATTTAGATTGCTCACGATAAAATTTGTCAGCGTTACGCCTATGAGCGAAGTACTCACAAAAATCTCTGACATCGTCAACACGTCGCTGTGTCCAGTATTCGGATTCTGCTTTGGCATAAAGTTCCTCATTTATCTTCAACATCAAAGTAGGAGTGCACAAATCGACGGGAATTAAAGCAAGGTCAATTATCATTCCTGCCAAAACTTCATTCTCACTTAATAAGTCCGCTAACATAATCGAGCAATGAATTACGTGACCACTGACGGAAATAATCCTCATCACATACGATAAGAGCAACCAAAGTGAAAGAATCATCGCCTAACATGGAAAAACTAGAAAGAATAACATGATAGCGACGAGAAAGCCAAAGAAGGATACGAGACGGCCATTCTGAAGAAATATAAGGAACTTTACGAACAACTTCAAGCCTCACACGCAAAATCCCTTCAGAACTAAAGGGCGAATAAGTAAGATTAACCTTTTTCAAAGTTTCAACCATTTGACAATAATTATTAGTTAATAAATATGTTCTAAGAGAAAAGAAAGGCGTTGTTAAACGGGCACTTTAACAAAAATTTTCTTTCTTTCATCTTATTGGCGGCAATATACGAAGAAAGAAAAGAACACGCAAGTGCATTCGACCTTTTAACATTATATTTAT